AGCAAGGTTAAATATATTACAGTAATGTTTAATGATGAATCACCAAAAATCTACGGACTGGATAGCATCAGAGGAGGAGCTCCAGTCTTCGTTACAGAAGGTCCATTCGACTCAACGTTCCTTTCACATAGCATTGCTATGTGCGGTGCAGACGGTGATGTTGGGAAGTGGGGTGTTAGCGATCCTGTTTGGGTTTATGATAACGAGCCAAGGTCTAAAGAAATTACGTCAAGAATCGCCAGCACCATCGCCAAAGGAGATTCCGTTGTCATCTGGCCAAGCAATATCCATGAAAAGGATATAAATGATATGGTTCTTGCTGGACATAATGTTCAGAGCATAGTAGAATCAAACATATATAAAGGACTAGAAGCAAATCTCAAATTTACTAATTGGAAACGAATATGAGTAACGGCATTAGCGTTAAGAAACGTAATGGAAGAGGCACGGAAGCTCTCAACCTAGATAAGATGCATCTTATGGTAGAAGAAGCATGTCAAGGTATAGCAGGTGTATCTGCATCTCAGGTAGAAATACAATCAGGTATACAGTTCTATGACGGAATTACCACGGAAGAAATCCAGGAGATACTTATTAAGTCTGCTTCTGATCTTATCGATCTTGATCATCCTAACTACCAGTTCGTTGCTGCTAGGCTTCTTCTTTTTGCTTTAAGGAAAAGTTTATATGGCAAGATGAGAGAATTACCAACATTGGAGAATCACATTTATGATTGCGTTGCTAAGGAAGTTTATGACGCTGGACTCTATGACAAGTACTCAAAAGAGGACATTGAGAAGGCAGATGGATATATTGATCATAGCAGAGATTTTTTGTTTACATATGCTGGTCTTAGGCAGGTCGTAGATAAATACCTTGTACAAGACAGGAGTACAGGAAAGGTTTACGAGACTCCTCAACAAATGTATATGATGATCGCATTGACCATCTTTGCAGAATATCCTAAAGAAAAGAGGCTTAATTATGTCAAACGCTACTACGACGCTATCTCAAAGCACAAGCTCAACATCCCAACGCCCATTATGGCAGGTGTCAGAACACCCATTCGCCAATTTGCTAGTTGTGTTCTGGTTGATATTGATGATACCCTCGATAGTATCTTTAGCTCTGATATGGCTATTGGGAAATACGTTGCACAACGTGCTGGCATTGGTATTAACGCAGGAAGAATCAGAGGAATCAACTCTAAAATCAGGGGTGGAGAGGTTCAGCACACAGGTGTTGTACCCTTCCTTAAGAAATTTGAATCTACTGTCAGATGCTGTACTCAAAACGGCATTAGGGGTGGCTCCGCAACTGTCCACTTTCCTATCTGGCATCAAGAAATCAGCGACATCCTGGTACTCAAAAACAACAAAGGAACAGAAGACAACAGAGTCAGAAAGTTAGATTATAGTATTCAATTAAGTAAGTTATTCTATGAACGTTTTATCGAGAATAAGGAAATCTCGCTTTTTTCCCCTCATGATTGTCCTAACTTGTATGAGAGTTTTGGGACCGATAAGTTTGATGACTTATATTGCAGTTACGAATCAGATGAATCCATCCCCAGAACCACAATTGGAGCCCAAGAACTTATCCTCGACTTATTGAAGGAGAGGGCAGAGACTGGACGTATCTATATTATGAATATAGATCATTGCAATAGTCACTCATCGTTCAAGGATAAAGTAAGTATGAGTAATCTCTGTCAGGAAATTACTCTACCTACACATCCTATTAGTCATATTGATGATCATTTAGGAGAGATTGCTTTATGTATTTTAAGTGCAGTTAATGTAGGTAAAATTAATTCAGATAAAGAATTAGAAGAGTTATGTGATCTTTCAGTTCGTGGATTGGAGGAACTCATAGACTATCAGAGATACCCTGTAAAGGCAGCAGAGATCGCTACAAAGGCACGTAGAAGTCTTGGAGTAGGTTTTATTGGTCTTGCACATTATCTTGCTAAGTTGGGTTATAAGTATGAATCACAAGAAGCCTGGGATGCTGTTCATGGATTATCTGAGTCTTTCCAATACTTCCTTATCAAAGCATCTAATGAAGTTGCTAAAGAGAAGGGACATTGTGAAAATTTTGGACGTACCAAGTATGCTGACGGAATCCTTCCTATAGATACATATAAGAAAGACGTAGACGAGATTTGTTCTCAACCTTTACAACATGACTGGGAATCTCTTAGAGCATCTATCTTGGAACACGGTTTACGGCACTCAACATTGTCTGCACAAATGCCATCGGAGAGCAGTTCCGTTGTGTGCAATGCCACAAACGGAATCGAACCGCCTAGAGATTACTTGTCCATTAAGAAATCAAAGAAGGGACCCCTTAAGCAGATTGTTCCGTCTTATGGGTCTCTAAAGAATAATTACACCTTATTGTGGGATATGCCGAACAACGAAGGGTATATAAATATTGTCTCTGTAATGCAAAAATTCTTTGATCAAGCAATTTCTGGTAACTGGTCTTACAACCCAGTTCACTTTGAGAATGCAGAAGTGCCTGTTAGTGTAATGGCACAAGACCTATTGACAACATACAAGTATGGATGGAAGACTAGTTATTATCAGAACACTCATGATATGAAGACTGATGAGGTTGATGAACCAAATTTAGAAAGTTTACTTTCTGATTTAGAAAACGCAAATGAAGAGGAGTGTGAATCCTGTGCCATCTGATGTAAAAGGAATGACTGTCTTTAATACTAAAGAAGTCAATACTAAAAAACAACCCATGTTCTTTGGTGCTCCTTTGGGGGTACAGAGATATGATAACTTTAAGTATCCTCAGTTTGAGAATCTTACAAAACAACAACTAGGATACTTTTGGAGACCTGAAGAAGTATCTTTACAGAAAGATCGTGGAGACTATCAAACGTTACGTCCAGAACAAAAGCACATATATACGAGCAATCTTAAATACCAGATCATGCTCGATAGTGTACAAGGTCGTGCTCCTGGTATGGCTTTCTTACCTTACTGCTCTCTACCTGAGTTAGAATCTTGTATGGAGGCTTGGTCTTTTATGGAGATGATTCATAGCAGATCTTACACATATATTATTAAAAATATCTATTCAGATCCTTCTGATGTATTTGATAAGATTCTTAGTGATGATAGAATATTAAGTCGTGCTGCTAGTGTTACTGGTGCATACGATGACTTTATTAATTATGCACAGGAGTATGGTCAGAGTACTGCTTGGACACCTGCTATGAGGGAGCATCCTAATTCAGAGTGGACAGTTAAAGATCTTAAAAAACATTTATACAGAGCAGTTGCCAATGTTAACATCTTGGAAGGGATACGCTTTTATGTTAGTTTTGCTTGCAGTTTTGCATTTGGTGAACTTAAACTTATGGAAGGGTCAGCTAAGATTATATCGCTCATTGCCAGAGATGAAAATCAACACCTCGCCATTACCCAAAACATAATAAACAATTGGAGAAAGGGTGATGATCCAGATATGGTTGAGATAGTTAAGGAAGAAGAGCAATGGACATATGATATGTTTGATAAGTGTGTAAATGAAGAAAAGAAATGGGCAGAGTATTTGTTTAAGGATGGAAGTATGATAGGATTGAATGATAAACTTCTTTATCAATATGTTGAGTGGGTTGCTAATCGTAGACTTAGATCTATTGGATTAAAACCTCAATATGATATTCCTGCTAAGAATAATCCATTACCTTGGACAGAGCATTGGATTAGTTCTAAGGGTCTCCAGGTAGCACCGCAAGAAACAGAAGTAGAGTCCTATGTTGTTGGTGGAATCAAACAAGATGTTAAAAAGGACACATTTACAGGCTTTAAATTATAGTTTGTCGTTAAATAGAGGAAAGTAAATGAGACCAACTCCCCCTTTCCCATCGCATCCTGAATACATGAATGGTAGACTTAAGAAGATTGATATGACTGCAAGACTTAATTGTATTAAGAATGGTCTTGCAAATAAGAGTTGGTATCCAGAATGGGATGATCGTCAGAGAGGTGCAGCCCAACGCATTCTAAATAATGCATTGGATGTCCTTGATGAGTATGACTATTAAGTATGAGAATCCTTGGAGATATAATAAAAAAGTATTCGAGTCAACTGATATTAATGAATATTACGGATTTGTTTACCGTATCATAAATAAAATTAACGGAAGAGAGTATATTGGTCGTAAATACTTCTGGCAGTTTAGAACCCCAAAGGGTAAAAAGCGAAAAGTAAAATCCGAATCTGATTGGAAAAAGTATTATGGGTCTTGTCCAGAACTTAAAGAAGAGATTGGGAAGATGGGCAGAGAGAATTTTAGTCGAACTATCATATCACTACATGATACAAAAGGCAAAACAAA